TATCGTCAGTAACGTCAACTCTATAAGACAGGGAGTTTAACGAAGAAGAACCAGGAAGGGTATTTAGAGTTACAGAATCAGAAATGGCTGTACCGCTAGTAGCGTCGGCAGAGATCTCCGTCTCTACCCCGTTGAGTATACGGGTTACGGTAGCTGAAGACCCTATACCTGCGTTGCCAGAGCTGAACGTAGGGGTTACAGAGATAGTGGAAGAGGCCAAGTTATACGCCAACGGTGATGGAGTGGCAGATATAGAAGCGTTTACTGGCAGAGCCGACACAAGGACATCCTTGATGAAGTCAATAATAGTGATGCCACCAACGGGAGGAGTATATGTACCCTGTCCGCTTAGCTCCCCGAAGCTGTTCCCTCCCATATCATACGGGAGATCTTCGTTAATAGTTACAGCTGCTGTAATCGCCGAGTTACCAGCAAGACCTCCAGCGGGGGAGATCTTGACTGGCTTTACCTCAGGAGGAGTTATGGTGACTTTTATTGCCATCAGGTAAGGGTAATGTCTTCGTTAATCTTAAAAACGCCGTAGAGGTATGTCTTTACGGTCGTATCGGCTTGCTGGATGTCGTACACGTACAACCCAGAAGTAACGTCCATATCAGAAGCGGCCTTAGTAACTACCAAAACAGCATCCTCAACACCTTCAGCGTTATTCTGCAAGGCGAACGTAAAGCCATCTAGAAATGGACCAGGAAGAGAAGTCGTGTCATCAGTATCATGAGTCCTAACCTCCATCTTCCATCCCGTCAGGGTCTGAGTGTCCTCAAAGTCGATCTCCATACGAAACGTATCCCCCTTTCTACAGGTGATATCGACTCTAGTCGCTATATCAAGATTGAGTTGCTTGGGCATTCTGAATAATTTGATTTATTATTTTCTGAGAGTTGTCGCCTTCATCGCCTTCCGCTGGCTCTGGAAGCTCACCTCTTTCTCCTTGTCTCTGAGATATAAGCTTGCTCTGTTCGCTAGACTGCTTCTTAACCCTCTCGTCTTTTCTGTCTTCCTTGAGTACCTCCAGCTTCTCTTTAAACTCCTTGTCATCAGCCTTGAATCCGAGAGTGGCCTGAGCCTTAATGATTTCAATCTCCTTTCTGTGTTCGTGCTTGAGCACTTCCATCTGAGACTCTAGCTGAGCCTTCATCTGCTCCATCTGAGCGTCGATTTGAGCCTTTGCCTGCATCTCCTGCATCTTAGATTGACTAGCAGCCTGAGCGGCCTGAGCCTGAGCCTGAGACTGCATCTGGATGTTTTGCTGAGCTACCTGCTGGTTGGATGCTATGCGCTTTTTACGACGAACAACGAGCAGTCTCTCCGCCTGATTGATGTCTTTAAGCTGCCTGATGGCGATAGCGTCTTCTATGTCAAGTTCCTTTTGAGAAAGTGATATTTGAATGTTTTGCTCTAGGTACTGCTTCTCTACATCCTCCATCTCTTTGACTACTTGCACGCCAAAGTTGTACATGGGTAAGTCGCTAAACGTGTTTAGGACCCCAATGTTTTCACTTCCAATGGCGTTCTCGTAAGCCTTATATAGGATGCTTTCCCTAGGTATCACCTGGAGACATTTAACGATGTCTGAGCACACCTTCTTGAACAACACCATAGAGGAGTTTGTGATGTCGTAGATAGCATTATTACCAGCGGCAATAGCTTGCTGCCTGACGCCAACCAACTGCTCACCCTTCGGGGTTGTCCCGTCCATAGCTTCGTTGATGCCTGTGGCGTCCCTGATCATCCTCAGGTAGTGATTGTAGAGCGCAATAAACTCGTTGATGTTGCGTACACTATTACCGATTTCCCTGATGGGAGGGTTTTGAAAACCGCCATCAGGGTTTTTGCTCCTGTAGTAGAAGACACCTGTCTGTTCATATATATCATGCAACTCCAGTGGCTGAAGGTCCCCGCCCTTTCCAAGCTGAACGTTCTCCAAGCCCTCTACGTCAATGATAATGCCATCAGGCTTAGCTTTAGCAATAGCTTGTTGAATCTTTAAGTGGGTAAGCTGAAGCTGGTCCGCAAAACCTATGCAACTGTCAACCATAGACTTAGGGATCATGTCCTCAAGGTTTGTTGCAACTACAGAGTAGGAAAGGTTAGTTCTAGTTAGGTCATGAATGTTCTTCGGAATGTTGGTCTTCATGCCGTAGTTAAACAACATATCGCACCCCATTATGTAGCTACCGCCATAAACAGTAGCGTTTTCCAGCTTTGTTACGTCTCTCTTATATACGGAGTTAGACGGCTCCTTATAGCTATCCCCTTTGTAGTAGAACCCAGTGTTTCCGTACTTGCTCTCCTTCTCCTCAAAGTACATGCAGTCCACGGACAAGAACTCAAAGTCCATGACTTCAACCATATACTCGTCATAACCAAACTTGTATCTCTTCAGGTAGTCGTCGTACCTAGACTCGCCAATCTTCGATGAGTCGTACCCATACTTACTGGCAGCCTTCTTTGCGATATCCGCATACTGCTCTTCGGTAAACTGGTCTCCTGCAATACGCTTGAGCTCCTGAATAGGAATGCGCTTAACGTGACCAGCATAGATGAGATCCCCAAAGTTAGGGTCCGTAGTGAAGCTGTGAATAAAGTCAGTGGGGTCTACATAGCTTACGTTGATACCATAGCTAGGATCATTGTCTCTTTTGCTGACAGCCATCCCCAGGGTAGTCAAATCATTGATGCACCTACGATATACAGTGTCGTTAAAGTCATTCCACTTCAACGTCATATTGGTTGCAATCTGAGCTGCAATCTCAGAAGACGACTTTATGTTATTGCCTATAAAGATTTCGGCCTCTTCAAGGGTTTCAGGAATCTGTTCCATCTCTGCGATGTCTACTCCTGTTTGCTTCTTTATGGCATTGAGCTTCTCCCTGTTTGCCACAGCCATCTCCACCTTCTTTCTCTCCAGATCCTTTTCGCTTGATGACAGGGGGTCGACAGCTTCGAGGTTTGGATAAGGTTCGCTGGACAGAATCTTATTTACAACGATCCGAACAAATTTCGGAAGTATAGGGACAGGGGTAAAGTCCATATTCAGGAAGCTTCCGTCTGAGTTGCTAGGATCTAGACTCGTAAGAAGTTGCCTGTATATAGACGTGTCCTGAGTTCCGTTTGCGTATTTTCTGTTGCGCTCAAAGACCTTTCGGCGCTTGCGCATGAGTGAGTTGTCCTGTTCCGAGCTCCCCCACTGAGCGGAAATGGCCTTAGCGTATCGCAGACCGTACTCCTTTCCCTCTTTTGTGGCTTGTGGCGCTAACGGATCAGGAAAGCTAACACTATTTTTCCCCTGTTTGCCGTACATCTAACGGCAAATATAAGGAAGTTAACGGTGCCATTCTTTTACTTTTGTTTTCCTGAAAAACACCTTGTCACTTAGGTCGGACTTTGGTTTTTCTTTCTTGTATTTCTGAGCGCCAAGAAGTGCCAACCCAGAGCTTATAGTGAGGTCGTACTTAGTTCTGTTTGTAATCTTATATCCTATCCAGTCCTCTAGGGTTCTGTTAAAATACATATTTCCAAAATCTGCTGTATCGGGCCTTATCCCAACATGATCGTGTATATACGTTTCAATCGCATGGGCATGGGACTGTATTACATCCTGAGAGTTAGATGGTATACCTTTAGTCCTCACTTTAGGTGACGAAGCCGATTTCAAGTGCTCTGGTCTGTCAAGAAGGTAATCGTCGTAACCCCTTGATTCAAAGTACCTTACGATACCGTACTTGTTGTTCTCCACTAGAAGAGGGTATCCATAATAAAAAGCAGCCATAAGCACGTCTTCATAGAATATACTGGCTAGATCAGGTCTAGAGGCGTACTCCAAAACAAACATGTTGCTCGGTACATCATCACTCATATTGAATTTATTGTACAGGTGCAGGGCACCTTTAGATCCTCTCCCGTCAACGGTTTCGTCAAGGTCATAAGAGTCAACGCCCCCAACGCCATGCTGGGTATGCATCGGGGCTTTCTTTCCTTTGGCTTCTGAAAACTTGTTCCTCATGCTTGAGGGCGGTTGCCAAGAAATACGGAATCGACCCCTGGGGTCTGGAGAAAATATCACTTCTTTGTCTTTCTCCTTCCACATAAAGTTGCCCTGCACAATAGGGTTAGGGAACATATTGCCGTTCCAGTCTATCTGCTGGTATATCTTACCTACGTTGAATATACTGCCCTCTATGCTGTCTCTAAACGCTTCGTCTTCAGTTAAAGGGAACTGCCTTATGATCTCGTTAAGCTCAGACGGATCGTGATTGAGTGAGGCTCTTTCGTTCTTTAAGTATTCGTTACTCCCTTGGTCTACTACCTCTCCATCAATACCTTCTATTGAAACATCAGGACTATCCACAATAGCGTTCCCATAGCGATCAAAGAACCCCTCAAGAGCGCGATTAGCAGGAATAAAAATACGGTAAAGACCGCTCCTGGTCCTTCCGTTGGCATTTCGTTCAGAAGGGTCCGAATCCTCCCATAGTTTTTTGTATTCATCACCTCCTTTATTCATGGGGTTCACAGTGCTCCCAACTAGAGCCTTGCCAACTATTCTCTTACCAACGATGAGACAAGTTCTCTCAATACGCCATGCTTCTTTAATGTCGACTGGCTTTTCCCATTTACCTGCCTCGTCGAGGTAAAGCATGTGTAGCTTTTCTCCGTCGTAGGCGTTGTTGGTGGTGTTTTTCCAGTTGACAATGGTGTTGAGTGCGTCGCCTTTTTGTGACGTCTTATTCTTCTTGGTGATTCGTTTTGATGGTTCCCGAAAAGCGAGTTCCATACGTGGGTTCGTCGTTCCATCCTGAATAGGTTTAAAGAAGAAGGGGTAGCTCCGAAACATCGGAACCACTTTCTTCATGAATATGTTCTCCTGAGCATCTTTACCAGTCTTTGACTGAATGCCCAGCAGCTTGTCTTTAACTTGCGTAGCCTCGTCAATAAGAACAGAGGCACAGATATTAGTATAGCCAGAACGCCTACACTTAGTATATAGCTGACCGATACAACGGGTATCGATTTCGCACGCAGCCATATGAAGAAATATCTCACGCTGGAAGGCAAGATACGAAGGATATCCGATATCGATTTTCGACCACTGTAAGAACATATAGTGCCTCCCTGTAATGTACGTAGGCACGCCATTATTGTAAAACCAAACACCGTTATGCCTGCGCTCAAACTCCTCTTCGATGTAAGAAGAAAACTTTCTTCGAAACTCGGAAGGTTTTTCGAGCCACTCATCCATACTTCTAACCCTAGACAACTCTTGGGGCATAGTGATGCGCGACCACATCTGCATCCTCTTTGGCTTGTCATGGAAGAGTATTTTAGATCGCTTTGGCTTTTTCGGAAGACCAACGAGAAGCCCATGGAGTTCGAGAACATCTCCTCCTGAATGTCCGCCGTCCAACCAAATAACGTCATCGGACTTGTCCATACCTATTACTTCTAAATGAAGGGACCCCAGTCTTTTTGTCTACTAGATCCATGTATTTGCCGCAATCACACTTAACGTCGTGACGTACAGCCCCGTCTATAACCTTAATGGTTACCCCAGACACTTCGGATGTTTCACCGCACTCACACTTGTATTTACTCATAATGAATTGTATTGTACCCCCACCTGGACTCGAACCAGGGACCTACAGCTTAGAAGGCTGTTGCTCTATCCAGCTGAGCTATAGAGGCCTAAAGTTACTGAACTAAAACTACACTCCCTTTGAGGCGTATAGCCACTTCTCTTTTGCCTCTAGCGTTTATGATCCAGGAGTATACTCCATGAGGGGAATAGTGGCTCCCACCCATTACAGATCCATCCCACTTTGTGCGAGGGTCATTAGACCTAAACACTATGTCCCCCCACCTGCTAAACACGACCATCTCCCATTCCAGCCAGAAGTCTGGGTCTTGAGTGACAGCAAAGAAAGCATCGTTTACCCCGTCATTGTTTGGGGAGAACGCATTAGGCACGTATACAACCTGCTCTTCATCTACCCCTGGCGGGTTTTCAATACACGGAAGCCCTGTAGTGCAGTCTATCCATATCTCCTGTACTATGTACTCGTACAAAGTGTCGGCCTGATACACGTATGTAGTGTCGTACACATACGTAGTGTCATTTAAGTATACGTAGGTAGTGTCAAATACAGTGTCTGTTAAGTACAATGTGTCTGTAGAAAAATATTCTACCGTGTCAGGTGGTAGCTCTATATACTGAACCAAAGTGTCAGGTGGTAGCTCTATATACTGAACCAAAGTGTCCGTGGTATAATACCATACGTCAATATACACGGTATCAGTAAGATACGTCGTGTCGTTAAAGTAATACTCTATCGTATCGGGAGGAAGTTCCACATACACAGTGTCTGGAGGAATCTCTATGTAGATTGTGTCCGTCACAGTGTCTGGAGGAAGTTCTATGTAGATTGTATCCGTTATGACCACTGGTACGTCCTCTCCACACGGCCCGAAGATCAGCCAGTTGTCCAAGAAGTTTGAGTCCTCATAAAGACCTGATCCTACTGAAGTGCCGTCTCCATTAGCCCCCACTTCAGCCCAACCTCCGTCAGCCTCATACATAGTGGGTCCGTAACTGATCTGCCATATCACGACCTGTATACTCAGGCCCTCGTCAAGCCAAAACTGTAAGGCGTCTTGCAATTGGCACGTCAGGTATGTAGACCAAAATCCATCTACACAATTGTTCTGATACTGATTGTACAGAGGGAACGTTATAGTGTCCCCAGTGTAGTAAGGGGGATCTATTTCATCGTCGTACAGGTTTGTCCAGTTACCTCCTTGTTCGTTCGATGTCGACGAGAATATCCATCCAGGGTGATTGTTGTCCCCTGAAATAGATATCCCAGAAGGGAAGGTCCACCCTTGGTTCATAGCTGAACACCCGTTATCAGGATCTACAGCTTGAAACCCTATTTGTATCTCAGAGACTCCGTCAGGTCCGCCTGTTCCACCGCAGTTGTTGGTATTGTTGAACGCAATAGTAAACGTCCCTTCGTTAAAATCTACATCAAGAAGCTCAAGGTCACACTGCCCGTTCGCTGGTCTAGCGTTAAGTAGCGCATTCAATATCATGAGAAGTATCATAATAAAGAACTTGCTCAATGTAAAAAATCTGATCATCTCCCTTGTCCTCTATATGGTTTTTTATAGTGCTTTGAAGACTTGTTGTTAGAAGTCCTGGTTTTAGAATGTACGTCAGGTCTAGAAACTTTATGCTTCTCCTGGTATCCGCTTTCCGTCTTTGCCATTTTATATTTAATTAAGTCGGCGAGGTGGGGTTTGAACCCACATGTGACCGATTACTCTTTCTACAAGATATAAGCTTGAGGAGATACTCACCGATTTTACTTACTACTTCTTTTCCGAGGCCTGTTGTTGGCCCTGTTCAAAGCCTCCCTCAAGAATCCTCTAATCTTACCACCAGAGTGAGCAGCATCGAGTCCGTCTCCGTTGCCAACCGTGCCTTTGTCCCTGTTGAACTTATTCAACTCGGCTCGGTACTTTTTAGCAGCCTTTGAAGCCCCGTACTTTCTGTACTCTTTTTTGTAGTTTCTAGCTTTCATATTCCCCGTTCCACTCGTCGTTAAAATAGACGTGATTGTTTGTGGACGAAGATACCCAATTATAATCACCTATTCTTTTAGTGTGATCACTTGCTAAACTTTTCTGCAAAGCCACCTGAGTAGTCTTTGTGTTCTTCGACTTGTCCATTTTCTCTTAGTTCTTTTACCATTTGCTCCAAAGATTGCCTCTCCCTGAGGAGCTCCTTACAGTCTATAGCGGTTTGTTTAACGGATTGAAGTTCGGCTTTTCTAGCGGAACCGTTGATCTCTTGATCTACTGGTTTTTTCACCTCTTCGATCATATTGTCAATAGCTATTGCCATAGCGTCCATGAGCTTTACCGCTGCACCGAGGGTATTAAATTTTGTATAGGAGCCTGTCCGCTGGGACCCTGTAGTATTCTTTGCCATCAATTAATATTCTGTAATCCATATTCTTCTGAAAACCAACAGTATCGCCCTTCTTAACTCCAAGCTCCTTTAACTCTAGGCTGTTAAACGACACTATTCCAGTCCTTACTTCTTTCTCTTTGAGGTCGACTAGCTCTATGTCTCCATCATGTCTCGGAGTATCTTCTTCGCTAGGCTCCAGCAAAGCCCAACCCGCAAGAGGATATACTTTCTTTGTCTTCTTGCTCTTATAAGCGATAGCTTGATTATTGATCGTAATGTCGGGGGAATACTTAACAATATAATTCTTGTCCTCACCAGTAAGCGGTTGACCGTCGTTAAGCACCACGAGGTGATGAAAGTATAGCGTATCACCAGGCTCAACGCCAGTCTTGTGCTTAGACGGCGAAGCAATGACCTCCCCTTCTGTGGTTCTGTGCTTGAACTCATTAAATTTTGTGTCTATAAACAGCTCAAGGCCCGACTCAGTCTTGATTGTGTCTTTTGTCTTTTCGTCTATGTGAACTACGAATAACTCAAGTGGTTTCATTATATTAGAAGTCTAGATCAAATTCAAGTAAACATGGCATACCATCGACAGCCTTCCAAAGGACAGTGCCCTCTTCATTTTCTATGTACACTAAGTAACGGCATTTGCCAAACTTGTGCAAGTAAGAGTCGTCCTGAATAATAGCAGAGACTTTACTTTCTCCTGCTCTCATACCAATAAAGTATGCCATAGCGTTTTTAGGGTCTTGCCCTATAACAATTTTTCTAATAAGTCCGTCCATTAGTTCAATGATATTCCTAGATCGCCAAGCATGCTATCTAGGTCATCATCAGGGTCCTGGAACTGACTATCCATTATTTCCTTTACGACTTCTAGCTCTAGCTTGCTATCTAGATTGTAGCTAAAAACGCTTTTTAAGTTAACCTCGTCACCCTCTTTAGGTTCATCCTGGAGATCAACGTCAAGGACACCAAGAACTATCGCTGACATCACCTTGTCCTCGTACCCATACGCCCTGATGAGCTCTTCTATTTGCACGACCAAAGAGTAAGCCTCTGCGATAAATTCTTTATCCTTTGCGTTCATATATCAAAGATACGTAATCATGCCCAAGTCGAAAGTTAGTAAACAGAAGCTATTCCGTGACTTTTCTAAGCTAAAAGAGAAGTACGTAAACAACAATTATCTAAAGAACATACACTCTGCTAAAAATCAGTTTTGCGCCTCTAACGATGTCTCTTGGAGCCACCTGCAGTTCCTTCTCTGGGCTTACGACCTGGAATTCTGGACTATAGATTATGCAGCCGAGGAATACGGATTCAATAGAACCAATATGGCCAACAGGACAGTATACCCTCTACAGCAGCAAGGGCTGGTATATCAGCACTTCGGTAGACTTACCCCGTCTAAAAGCTTAGAGGATCATCTATTTAGAGAAGAAACCAAGTACAATTACCGAGTTAGGTATGCCATAACACAAAAAGCTAGGCTTATGGTGCAGAGGTTTTACCAGAGCTTATAGGTGGTTCCTGGGTAAGAGGGGTCTTTGTATGCTTTGAGTACCCTCCCTCTGTTTTCAGTGGGTGAGGTGTAGGATACATGAACCCAGTCGGGATTGCTGTCATCACCAAACTCCCATATGAGCTGATCGAAATCCAAGCACTCTTTAATGTAGTGGAAAATGTCTGCATTGGTTACTTTGCCGTAAACGTCAGCATCAAGATCCAAGGCGCGGCCCTGAACATGCTGAGAGGTATTGCTACCGTTAAGGGCAGAATTGAGTTTTGGAGACCTGTATCCTGACGAGACGTATATCGGGACTCCAAAGTTATCTCGGATAGGTTGAAAGACATGTTCCGCTACTAATTTTAAGTTCGTTACCTGGGGGTCGTCAGGCTGATTTTCTATACCAAGGCGTTTTGCCGTCTGGCTTCTGGTACACTCTTTTAGGGTCAGATTTTTGGACAAATTCATTCCTTCTTTTATTTATGTCTTTAAGTTTCAATCTTGGATTGAAGTATCCTTTACTGCCCATGGTTAACACCGATTAACAAGGTCGAAATTTGGAAAGCCGAAAAGTTCTTCATAGACTGAGATCAGCAAACAAATTTAATCAATTATGAACTACATCAAGCAACTCCTCGTAAGCGCAACTCTGCTTCTCTCTTTCGTCTCTAACGCCCAGTGCGACATCCTATTTATGTCTATGGACACAAACACTTTCGACTGTACAGCACGTATCGTGGCAGAGAACGGATCCCCACTAAGTACATACGAGATGACAGATCAAGTCGCTGTTTTCCAGCCCGTCTGCAACACTAACTCTTCATACGTATACAGCTTCTACAGGAACGGCGTCCTCTTAGACAGGGTGGTAGCCATCAGGATCAACGACTCCAACGAGTTCAATATCACTCAGGAAGGTAAGGGTATGATTAGGGTGGAACAGCTTTAATTCCTAGCCCTACGCTGCGCTTCGAACCTCCTGGTGCGAGGGTCTTGAGAGGTATACGCCCAGCTTCCTGAAGCACGATCGAACATCGGCATGTTTTTCATCCCAGACTTTACATAGTCTTGGATGTGACCGCCCTCGCCAGCACCTTCAAGAGCCCTAGCAAAATCCTGAGAAGTGACCTTCCTGCCTTCATCGTAGAACCCCACCGTCATAGGTGAGTCTGGATCGCTAGGGTTTACCGCTTCAGGACGAGCAAAGAACCGCTCTGGTGGGAGATTAGGGTCGTCCTTAGACATCTTACCCCCATTCATATACCTCTTGATAAACGGGGAATACTTACCGTTTACAATCAAGGCGTTGTCGTCATCGGCTTCTCCGCCGCCTCCACCACCACTGATGTATCCACCTCTAGCGTAGATCTTACCTCCGTTAGCCATTCCTGGGGCTGGGGCTCCGCCCTCACCTCTAGCTTGGCTAAGCTTCTCCATAAGGTCTTGCATCTTAGATTCACCAGGACCGCCTTCTGCACCCTGGCCCATCTCTGCACCTTTCATCTGACCTTCAAAAGTCTCTTCGTCAAGAACAAACTCCCCCTCAGCGTTTTCTACGATAGGGTAGTCTTCGTCAGCGATCATCATCCTGCCCTCCTCGTCTTGAGAGACAGCATATTCATTCCAGTTCCCGTAGACTTTTACTTCTTCTCCGTTAGGAGACTCATACACAACAAACTCTCGGTCTCCGTCTCTCTGAACAGGTGACGTATACTGCCCCGTCATGGTGAAGCTGTTCTTACCCCCCTGCTTCTTCTCCATTGCTTCGCGGAGCATATCCGCCATTGTTCCTGAGTTCATCATGACAACCCTTTCAGTTTGTTTTCAAGCGTAGACGCTGCGCGTCCCACCATTCTGGTTACTTTCCTACCTGCTTTCTTTACGGCCCTGGCACCTTGCCTCTTGGCTTTATTCTTGGCGCGGTCTTGCTTCCTTTCAGCTCTACGATCGGCACGGTCAGCTCCTTGAGCGACGGTACGATCCTTAGGTGTTTTTTTAGATCCGCGAAGCTCTTTCATTGCATCGCGCTTCTCATACCTAGCCCCCTTCCTTCTGTTTTGAGCAGTTTCCCTAATAGAAGCCTTGGTCTTCTTTACTGCAGCTACAGGCTTAGGAGTTGTGCTCCCCTTCAGAGTAGGCTTTGGAGCAGGCTTAGCTTTAGGCTTTGGAGCCATCTTAGCCGCTTCGGGACGCATCTTAGCTACGCCGTAAGCCTTATTGATTTGATTCTGAACTTTGTTGTAGTCAGTGCTCCCCTTTTCATACCCTTTTCTTTCCTTGATCAGCTTGTCAAGGTTAGGGTTGGCCTTTTTGGCCTCGGCGTAACTTTTCTGTGCCATTAGCTCTTTTTTCTATCAGAGATGATCATATTTACCAAGCTGTCGAGATAACCAAATACCTGATTGTCCTTTTCCGTTGGAGTGAGGTTCACTACCACCTTGATGAGGGCGAGAACTCCGATTACGAGCTCAGCGAGATTGTCAAGAATAAAATCCATGAGACAAATATATTAGATATACAGATTCAAGGAGAGACCTACCTATACTTACTCTGTCGCTTATCCTTCTTCACTAGGCCTGACTTGCTCTTCTTAATCTTGTCCTTGATCTTAACCTT